CTAGGGACGAGCCAGAGCCTACGGCGTAGAAACCGGTGCTACTCATGCTGACGGCAAAGTCATCGGCAATATCAAAGACCTCACCGGCAACGGCAATAAGAAACGCGAACTTAGTCTCCTCATCGGTCTCCTGCCATTTGTAGTCCTGATCCTTAAAACTGTTTTTCAGGCTTGGCACGACTTTGGCAATGATGAAGTGATAGATGTCCTTTTTATCTGCCGCCGTGGGATTAGGCGGTGTCCAAATATGTTGAGCAATATCGCAGGCCGCGCTCTCACCACTTCCGGCAATGATGAAAGCGCCCCGCTGCGTTATCTTGGTCATTCGTGGATGGCTGTATTTGCGCGTTGCAGTTACAAGTGAGTCAGCGCCAAAATATACGCCGTCATCTTTCTGTATCGCAACGATTGTAGTCATTAGCCAAAAACTTCCAACCCATAAGAAGATTCATCACCATTGCAAGAAAACGGCGAACAAGTAAAGAGTTCCTGCTGATCTTCCGCAATTTCTTTTCGTGAACGAATTGAAAGATCCGCTTCATTAAGAGGCACGAACGATTTATGAAGAAAAAATAAGTTGTTTTTAGTTCGAGGCTGATTAGCGTGAAATTCTCTCATTCGCTTATCAAATTCAATCGCATCCAAAAATTCTTCCGGAGCGTTATCCCTCATATCTCGCCATTGTTCGTTAGTTCTAAACGGGCAAGCAATACACGCAGATTTTGGCGTTTGACCAAATCCATATTTTTCTAATACCGCCAAGCAATCTTTGCGAGTCATTCTTTTATCTAAAAGAGGAAAAACATTTTTGATGTAATTTACATCCGAATCTTTAGCCCGATGCAATTCGTCAAGGCTAATTCCAATCCATTGTTCAACCTGTTCGCCTTTTTTTACGCGACCAACAGATCCATTTTCCAAAACTTCCGCCCCAAGTAATTCACGAATTTTTCTTTTGATAGGTGCAACTTTGTATTCGCTAGTGCATTGTCTTCTTGCCATCCCCTTTGATCCATCAGGTTTGCGAACGAATAAAGGCATCGAAGCAAATCCGTGATCAACGCTTAACGCATCTTCACGGATATTTCCGGCTGATACTCGATAAATTGGAATACCGGCTGGTTCGGCAATTTCTTTTTCAATCTTATCAAGATGATCATAAACGGCTTGCGGTTCGTATCCCGTATCGGCAAAAATAGCGGCATCCAACTGATGCTCGAACATATTTTCTGCCGCCATCAGTAATAGCGTTGTAGATTGAACTCCCGCACCTAAAGATAAAATTCTCATTAGTCCAGCCACACCTTGTAAGCCGCTGTGACGCGACCCTTTACTGGATCAACGAAGTGGAGTCGCTGGGATGGGGTTGCTGATGCTGCGAGCATGACTCCGGCGTAGCGGTTGTCTGACTCCGTAGAACCTGTTTGATAGACACTACCCTGACCGTTTGCCATCGCCCATTCTGCGTGCGTGTGGTAGTGGCCGATATAGACATCTCTAAACTCCCATGGATACGCTCCGCTTCGCCAACGATTTGCGTGCTGAACGATTGCTCCCGGACTTGCAAATCCATTTCTGCCAACCTCGTCTCCGTGAATAAGGAGTGCCTTGTAGTTGCCAATCTCCACGCGCTGAATGTCCTCGGGACACTCTTGCCATGTAAGTCGCTTTTCTCCCGCGAGAAGCTGTCGGGCTAACTCGTAGCACATACGGTCAAAGTTATCTGAGCGCGGGACATTATCGCGCTTAGAGCCGATGCGACCATGATTGCCCCACTCGGGGACAACGGTCACCTTAGAATAATTGGCAAGCGCATATCGAACAACATCTACGCAGAGTCGAGAAACATTGACATACTGCTCAAATAGCGTGGCATCAACCTCGAACGCTTGGCTTGGGAAATTAAAAAGTCCCTCGACCATGTCACCGCCGAACATAATCACGCACTCATTAACGGGATGATCCGCGCGCATGATGTCGGTGATGGTCACGGCCTTCTCTGCAAAGCTGAGAACGCGAGTCCTCATTACTTCCGAGTTATAGGTTGTCGTTCTTTTAGCGCCTTGCCAATCGGTCATGTGCCAGAGCGCCACTTCCGATTTCTTCTTTCCCGCAGGTAGTTTTCGTTCTTTAACTGGTTCGATTGGGCCCATTCCCAAAACAGCGTCGTGCGCCGCTTGGTGCGTGACCTCGACCAATTCATCCGTGCGTTGCTTCGCCTGCAACAGTTGTTTCTGCACGCGCATGAGCGCCTTGCGAAGCTCAATGACATCATCTGACTCAATACCTTCTGGAAGCGCATTTAATCTATCCTCTAAGCTCATCTATTCCTACAATCGCTTGACCGTGCTGGGTGTAGCCGAATTTGTCAAACCATGAGTCCTCATGGAATGGGTTGTGGAATAGTCGAACGGACTTTAACGCATCCATCATAAGCGCTACTTGGTAGGCAGGGATGTCATCTTCTAGTTTGAGAAATCCCGCCCAGACACGACCGATAGCGGTGAACTCGGTATAGGGATCGCCGTATTCGCCTAAGCGCTCCTCTAGGATTTTCTTTACTCGGTCGGACATTTGCATTTGCCATTTCTGTGATTAGTGAAAGTGGCCTCTGCAATTTGATAACCCTCAGAGCGAAGTGCTGCTACGAGAGTGCTGGTAGGTAAGCCTTTAAGGATGGACTCCTGCAAGACCTTTCTATCGGACTCCGGCAACATATCCATAATGATTTGCAGGGTGCATTTATTCTGTGATTTAACGAGATGTTTTTCAATCGAATCGGCAAGTGCCATAGGTACGCCTCCCTTTCAGGGAGAAGACTACCGAGAATCTTGCACAGAAGCGTTTAGACACGCCTCTGCGGATTATTTGACAATTCCGCTGTTTATCTGGATGACCCGCTTTACATCTGTGCCTTCTGGCTTGTAGGGGTCTTGCGGAATGACAATCGGTTTGAGGGTTGATCCTCCGTCATCCATGTTCGGCTGATAGGGAGTCTGGATATGAGAGTCGGGGCTGACATTGGGATTATGCGAAACTAACCCGCCGGTGATAAAGCCCACAAGAATGTAGCCAAGGTGCGCGAGGTCGTGCTGAAAGCCTGTAGCCGCCCATGTGCTAAACGCGCCCGTGAGGGCTATCGTGAGCTGTTTGGCATCGAATATATGAAACTTTATATGCTTCACAACGACCCCTTTAGCTCGTCATAGATAATCTGGGGCAGAGCGCCCGTGACTTTAATGCCCTGTTTTGCCTCGTATTTTATTAACGCGCTCTGGGTCTGGGTGTTCATTATCCCCGTGACATATTGAGTCGGCAGAAGCCCAGCCTTTAATAGCGCCTTTTCTACAGCCACGACTGCATCGCTTTTTTGTCCGAGATTAAATGCCGTTGGGTCTGCGGGAAATGGGGGAGCGATGAAGACTGTTGGCGTTTTAGTCGGTGTTGGCGTTGAAGTCATTCCGTTATGAATCATCCCCGTTGCGCCAGCGATAGCTGTGCCTGTGCCACCAACAACCGCTGTGGCCTTCTTGCTAGCCATGCCCTTAGAAGCGGGTTTGAGTGCCACGGGATACCGAGGTCGAACAATCGCCGCAATAAAGAGATACGGCCGATGAACGCGAAAACAGCCGCTTTCATGGATGGAGTCGTTGGGGTTTCCTGTGTTAAATCCGATGGTCGTGATTCCGTCAGGCGATGCCGCTTCTAATATCTCAACATGATCCACAACGCCATCAGAGTTCCAGTCATAGAAAACTAAATCGCCGGGCTGCCCTTGATACTTATTGACCACAAGTCCTTGGCGCTGAAACCATGGAAGCGCTGCGGGGTTATAGGCAAATCCTTTAGGGGTTTGAGCAGCGATGAGATTAGAGAGTCCGACTTGCGCGAAACACCACGACACACCCATAGCGCAATAGGGAGCGTTAGGGATTCCGTACCAAATCCCATAGGGGTTTTCTTCCTGCGCGCCCGCGTGAAATCCAATCTGGCTTCGTGCCACATTGAGAACATCAAGACCAGTAGACATTTATCCCCCGAAAGTCAGAAACCCCGCCCACAAGGAGCGGGGTCTGATTTCATTTTACTATTTAGCGGTATCGGCCTTCACGACCTTATCGGCCTCGGCAATCGCCGCGTTCACGGCAGGCGCAACGATAGTTTCCGGCGCTCCTGTCGTTGCAACGATGGTATTGACCAAAGACTTAGGGTTGATACGAGCCAAAATAGGCGCGAGCAATCCTGCGACTAGCGCCTCGGTAACAAGCTTCTTGACGGAAGCGTGCGGATCAAGTTGATACGCACCGTATCCCGCGGCGATGATGCCGTAGATATAGTGCTCGCCTAACGCCTTTTCTTTTGCGGTGATTTTAAGATTTAGTTTTGCCATGTGCATCCTTCTTTCCGATTAGGTTGCGAACATACTTTTCGGCCTCGAAATCACTCGCGGTGGCGTGATGAATGCCCCCGACCCCTCGGTGGTGTTTTTCGCAGAGCCATAGCAGGTTCTCCGCTGATTCTATCCACTTTCCGACTTCATCGGGGTTAGAAACTCCGGGATAATCGGCTTCTAGCCATTTCAAGTCCACGCCGTTTTGCAGGCTAAATTCAATGTGTGCGTGATGAAGCTCTAGTCCTCCAGCGCAATCGGAGAAATCGGCTCGATGGCTTCCGACTGAGCATTGAGCCGTATCTTTTGTGGCGTTGCGGTAAGCGTTAAAATCTTTGTAATTCGGGTCGCTTTCGCGCGGCTCGTGCGGTGGGTAATGAACAATGTAACTATTCGTAACCACTTGGTCATGAGCGTCCATCAAATTTCCAACTTGGTCTTAATAACTGCCTGATTTATCTGCAGCTCGTGCAGTGCGGTATCTTGTCGGTTTAGCTGGTCTTTCATAGACCCGCCGCCGTTCTCGTATAGCTGATATTCAATGCGCGATAAGCGCTTATCCATTTTCTTAAAATTACGGTTTAGCCAAAACAAAGGTGCGCCGATTATTACCAGACTTTCCAAGATAGCCCAGATTGCGTTACTAACGGTTGAGGCGTTGCTCCAAAATACCATGATTGCACCTTACGGATGAGTTGTTATGTCCAGTTGATTGTTCTAATTGTACCGTTTTTATCTACGGTCTTAAGAGTGTTAGAAGTTGTATTCAGCCAGATGTCACCAATGCGAGGGTTGGTCGGATCAGCGGTCACGCTAGGCGCGGTGAACCGTTGTGCTGTTTCTAACTTACGCAGGCGAGCTTTTAAGTCCTCAATAATTTCGCGAATGTCTGGCGCGTGGTTGATATATCCCATTAGTAAGTTCCTGTCGTAACTGTCAGCGTAATTCTTTCAGGGCCGTCCTCGCCGGGCGCAACGGTTAATCCGATGATACGGAAAATAGCGTCATAGCCGTTAGGGAAGAATGAATCGAGGATACGAACGCGCACCTCATCGCCAACCTCATAGCTACCAAAGGTCGGATTGACATACGGCGGTGCAACTATCTTGAGGGTAATCGGTGGGTAAGAGACCGCGGTGATTTGACCCGTGGCTAATCCTGAAAGAACCGTAGGGTCGGTGATGTCGGAATAATTAGCCTGATCCTCTAACAGACCCCAGCCAGCTGTGAGCTTGACCGAATCGTTAGCGATGTTGATGAGCTTGCCCTCGTTAGACCCAGCGCCGAGAGCATAAATCTGGTTAATAGCTTTTGACCCATCTTCAAGATAGTTATACTCCGCGATATTTCCGCCCAGCTCAAATACCGGCGCGCTAGGGTTGGTAGCGCTATACATAACACCCGAGCGTGGGTAGTAGGTGTTAAACGACTTAGCGGGGTTACCACCACCGTCATAATAAACAGAAATCTCAAAATCAAACCCGTTAATTTGTTTAGATAAATCCGAAATAGCGTTAAAGACCGTTTTTAATTCATAGTTGTAATACACCCGAGAGAGTGTGACGCCCGAGGTTGCAGTAGAGAGCGGGTCTTGGTTATAGAGCAATCCGATGTTGCCATAAGCCGCACCCATGGCATTAGAGACAAGAGACTGCGCAATTTGTAGCTGGTCAATGCCTGTGTATGCCAACGCTCCGTAGGCTGTTCCTGTTCCATCAGTAATTCTGCGGCGCTCAAAATAGGAAAGAAACTCGCGGGCCGTGAGCTTGATGCTTTGATCCGTTGAGCCATACTCCCGCTGCCATAGAACGCCGCCCCAGACCAAGATGCCGTTGCGATCCACATAAATCGCCGTGCGGCCGGGAATTGAGCCGTTCAGGACATTCAGCCCCGTGCTATTGACACCCGAGACCAACAGGTGACCCGTCATCGTGCCAGCGGCGTTTAATTGCTGACCGAAATTGACCCCCGTTAGCGGAAGCTCAGCTAAAACCTGATTGGTGACTAGATCCGCTAAAAGGTAACGATACGAGGTGGCCATTGCCCTAGCCTACTAGAGCGGCGACCTCATCAGCCGTTAGACCGAGAGCCGCTAACTTAGCCTGAGCCGAAGCCTTAGCTTTAGCGATAGCGGCGTCAGCGTCAGCCTTAGCCTTAGCGTCTGCCTCAGCTTGTGCCGCGGCGGCGGCTTGTGCGGCGATTTCTTCGTCTGTTTGAGGACGAGTTGTAACTTCGCCGGTCTCGCAATTTACTTCGATTACATCTGCCATTTTGTCTCCTTAGTTATGAGTTTTTAATGCCGTAGAGATAGAAGGTTGATGAGTACTGAATAAATGATGAAGCATCTGGATAAATGGTTAGTGAGGTAATTGCCGCAGTGCTTGACCAAAGACCAGCAACTAAATCTTGTGTACCAACCGAACTATTATATTCCACAA